TATAATAACTAGTTGGCTAAATAACCACCCAAATGAAACCATAGAGTCCTTGAGACAACTATCTGGATGGTACCGTGAGGACCCTACTGGTGTATCTGATAATTATACATTAACAAAATATAATAGCATTCCAGTAATAACTAATCCATATATATATGATGCATATTCACAAACGTTAGAGAGTATGCTATCTGGCGGGGATACAGAGTTTCTAAGATTGCTAGAACTATCTGATGTTAGTAATTGTATTGTATTTACTGAATATACTGATTTAGAAAAAACCACAGATGAGTTTTATAACATTCATAACGTTATTACAAATAAAATTAGAGGTACTATGCCAAGTACAACGGCTACTGCTTCTGATGTTCGTGCTGGAATACGAGCTGTTATAGATGATGGTTCTGTAATAACTGGTACACTGCCAAAAAAGACTGCCTCCGGTATAGATGGATTTAATGGAACTGCTACTGATAGTTCTGTTGGCCCTATTTCATCTACTATTAGAGGTACTATTTTTTCAGGTGAAAGTACATCGGAAGTAATAGTTGATAAGGATGCTATTTTTAGCTTAACTACTACTAGCTCATCATTAGCTTCCGCTGGAAATTTAAAAAGTGCACAATTAATATACACTCCATTTAATAACAGACCATTTGGTGTTATACCAGGACATCCAGCGATTATTACAGATGTATCACAATTGCCTACTGGTGGATTTCCGTATTCAATATGCATGCATGCAAATGATAATAAAACTCCGACAAAGTTATATAATTTATATATGTGCTATCCTAGCTATAATACGGTGCAAACACCTGGTACGCCTAAGCAAGGATATCCAATAATTGATGAGAACGGAACAATTGATTTTGGTATTGCATATATTATGACACAAAACCAAAAATCTATTGGCTTTAATGTTAAAGTATATAAATCCACTGGCAATCAAAGAGACGTTTATGTTAAAATTCTTAAACCGATGCCAGATGATACTGCAAATGGTATTCTTTATGATATATCAAGCTTAAAATTTGTGGACTCTAAAGGTGAGCATGATGATATTGTTATAGACCTTAGCAATAAGAGTAATTTCCATTGGAAAAATTCATATCAACGTATTGATATTAACGAAGGTTTCACTATGACAACGTACGTATCCGATGCCGTATATACATCTATATTAAATATGGATGGTTTTGCATTAAACGCGGATATTGCTTTTGAAGGTGATGAAGTATGGAGGCCATTAACGTTTACTAATACTGTTATTGGTAGTGATTATGAACAAGCAGTAGATGCTGCAGAATTAATACTTGGCACATCTAATCAGTACGGTATTACTTTTACAGATTCAGTAACAGACCTATTTATTACTAAATCTGGAACATCATATAATTATACTTCAAACTCATCTACATCTTATACAGCTGTATTACCAGATGGTACATACACTATAACATGTACGTATAATGGTTCTACTAAAACATTTACAAAAGAATTAGATGGAACAGAATTAAACTTTACTCTTGACGTTACAGAAAACCAATCTGGAGAATAATTATTTAAGAAGGAGGTAAAAAATTTATGAGCACGCAATTAGAAACTAATTTAGCTGAAATTAAACGACAAAAAGACACTTATTTACTACCACAAAATTTAAAACAAGGCGTTACAGTTCTTGGAGTTGTTGGTAATTTAGCACCAGATAAACCGGACCAAACTAAAACAGCTACACCAACAACTTCTCAACAAGTGATTGAACCAGATACTGGATATGAGCTTGCTAGCGTTACAATTAATCCTGTTACTGCAGCTATTGATGCAAATATTGTTGCTGGTAATATTGCACCTGGTATCACAATTTTAGGTGTTTCCGGTACTTATACTTCTGATGCAAATGCCACAGCTTCAGACATTTTAGTTGGAAAGACAGCTTATATTAATGGAGTAAAAGTTACAGGTATAGCTGTTGCTGAAGATGGTGTACAATTAATAAATGATATTAGTGAACTACCTGCTACGGCAAACGAGGGTGACATAAGGGTGCATGTAAACGCAGTTATGACAGAGTTTTATGGTATTTATAAATATCATAATAATGAGTGGGTAGAGTGTGTATTTACAAATACTATAGCTGGTGATAACTATAATTTAGCTGAAGATAAGACGGAGCTAATTCTTGGTGCATCTAATTCTTACAATATCACATTTACTCAAGGTGTAACAAATGTTTCTATTACTAAGTCAGGCACATCTTATAATTATACTACAAATTCTTCTACTTCTTATACGGCTGTACTTCCTAATGGAACGTATACTATTTCTTATACGATAAATGGTACTAATAGTGATGTTACAAAAATATTAGATGGTACAAACTTAAATATTACAATTGACGCTGTACCTACTACAGTAACTATACCAGCTAATACTATGTTTTATGTAGATTGTGCTTCTTTAGGTACCCAAATTGCAGCAGCTGCAACTGAAACTCAGTTAAATGAGACTATACTTACAGATACTAGTGATATAGCATCTATCCGTGTTGGTAATAATATTACTATTAGCTTTACAAATGAAAATAATGGCTATGAACTTGCAGCTAATACTATAAATGAGCTTGTTGCTAGCTCTGATGAAGTATATACTCTAAACGATGCTTGTGGCTCATTACAAGTTGATGACTATATCATATATGCTGGTTCAGGTGCTGACTCTTATACAGTAACGGACTCTAGAACAGTCACAGTTACACGTGCAGACCAATCTACATTTACTATAACAATACCAAATAACATTATTGGTATAGCAGCAAATGGATATATTGGTAATTTTTCAGATGTTGAATTGAGTCTTTATAATATAGGTACTATATTAAATAATACTTTATCCGCTACTGATAAAGCTAGTACTATAGAGTGTGGTTCTGGTGTTAGCCAGGAAGCATTTACAATAGGTGAATTTCCAGAGGTTGGTCCTAGGGATGGCTTTTATAAAATAAGTGTAAAAGTAGAAAATGCTGATGACGAAAACCCAGGTAAAGATATGTACATTTATGTTAATGCTGTGGACACAAATAATTATGAAGAACTATTAGGTACGCTTGATGCCACTGACATAAATGCTGATGTAACTGACGGTAGCATGACTATTGGTGAGCTTATTAGGATATTTAGACTATTAGGAAATGTTAGTGGTCTATATGGTTCTCCTGATAGCAAAGTATTACATACTAATATAATTTCAAATAGTTCGTTCGAGGTTACAGATACTTCTAATTCATTACTAGTGCCTACTAGTAACTAGGATGGTGTAATATGAATATAAATTATTATGTTAGAACTACTGGGGAGAGAGTATTTAACTACTCTCCCCTAGAGTATACTATTCTTACAGATACTGAACATAATTCTTGTAAACATTATTTTAACACACTTGATATGCTAAAAGATGAAAATTTTGTACTATTGGAAGATGATTTAGTACTTTGTAATAATTTTAAAAAAGAAATTGAAAACGTAATAAATGAACATCCAAATACAATAATTAATTTTTTTACATTACCATCAAGTTTTACAACAACACATTATTCTACAAATTTTGCATATAACCAATGTACGTATTTTCCAAAGGGGAGCTTACAAAATGTACTAAATTATATTAAGCAAACAAAACGGTATTTATTCTAGGCGATATTATGGTCCTATTTTATCTTCTGCATTACGACATTTTGGCATACCACATTTAATTTATAGACCTGCATTAGTACAGCATAAGGATATAAATTCTATACTAGATGGTGAAATACATAATAACAGACGTACATTATATTTTAAAGATTATTTAGATAACCTAAACGTTAGCCTATTAGATAGTTTAAAACCAGAAAATAATATTAAATTACAAGAAATGCTAAATGCAGATATAGAAATTTGGAGAAAAGAGGCAGAACAAAATGTCAACAGAGCTACATTACTTGTATAATAACTGCTACTAGTGATGGTACGAATGAATTTGTAATTGAAGACTATCCTAGTGAGAACAAATAATAAATAAAAGGGCTAGAATAATCTAGTCCTTTTTATATTTTATTTCCTTATAAATGTATACAAATGGATTTATATGGTATATAATAAATATATAAAAATATTAGGAGAAGCTTATGAATTGGCTAGAATTATTGTTAGGACAAATTCCAGAAGGTATCTTTTTAGCTTGGTTTATGATACTTTCTAAAGGAATTAAAACACGTAGATTAGAATTTACGTTATATGTAGTGGCAGAATATTTACTTGTAAAATATACTTTTAGATATAGCTATTACTTTCATATATTGCTTATGGTATTAATATTTATTGCTTTGAAAGTATTTTATAAAGAAAAATCGCAAATAACAGATATATTTATTTTAATGCTTGCATATTTTTGCCTTATGATTTCTAGTATTATATGCTATTTCATTTGTTTTGGTAATGTAGTATTAGCAACATTATTGAATAGATTTGTATTATTTACTTTCTTATATTACTTTAATTACAAATTATATGGCATACAAAAATTATACAAGAAACAATGGAACAGAGGAAATCCTAACGCTAAGTTAAAATCTACTACATTTAGGAGTTTAAATCTCGTTTTGTTTTACGTTTTCTTTGTTGCTATTCATGCTTGTATGATTTTTAGTATAGTTCATAATGGAATTGGAGGTGAATAAATATGTGGGATAGCTTTTGTTGGTTATTTGATATGGAAGATGGTGAGTAATTTATGAATAAGAGGATGATTACGACCATCATATTCAACATTGCTGAGACGGCTCTTATTTTATTATCTGGCTTAATGCTTGGTGTAAAATTGGAGAACATAGTTTTAGTTATGCTAGTCTTTATGATTAGCCGAGGTTTCTTTGGACATCCATTACATTTTAAGACATGGTACAGATGCCTTATATGGAGTTTATTGATACTTACTAGCCTATTTGTTATTTTAAAGATTAATCTTGTATTATGTATTTTATTTGCAGTGTTTGGAGCCTTTATTATGACTGGTAAATCAAATATTCAAGATATGTATCTTTGGAAGAATGATGGAGAACCTAGTAAATACCAGGATATAGTGGAATTTATCAAATATAATGAATATGACGATAAACTACTTGAATTTGAGAAGAAACTCAAGGAGAAAAGTTCAGTAGATTACCTCATCTATAAATATAGGTTTATAGAAAATAAAACTTTTGTAGAAATATCCGAAGCTTTAGATATGGATGGTCCAAGAATTGTTGAAAGGCTCGATAGGATAGCCTTTGCAATAAGATTATATTGCAGGATATAAAGAGAGGAAAAACCTCTCTTTTTTTTTTTGTCAAAATTTTGTCTACAGTCAGAATGACATTGTAATATTCATCTTTTATATAATGATATTAGAAAATTATATAGGAGGTGAAATTATGTTTGAAACATATAATCCATATAGCTCATACAACCAATATTATGGATATAATCAACAGCCTAGACAAGCTGCACCAATGTATAAACCTACGCCTAGTGTGCTACAAGGTAAAGTGGTAGATAGCTTGGATGTTGTTAAGGCTACAGATATTCCGTATGATGGTAGTGTGAGCTATTTTCCTTTAACAGATAGCAGTGCTATAATAACAAAACAATTACAACCAGATGGTACTACAAAGGTTATTATTTACAAACCTGATGTTGGCGGGATAGATACTACTCCAAAATACATCACGGAAGCAGACTTTGATGAAAAAATAAAGGACATAAATAGTAAGGACTTAAAAGAACTTAAGGATGACGTAAAAGCATTAAAACGAAGGCTAGAGGATATTACAGACGATATAAGATATAAAAAGGAGAAATAAGTATGAACCCTATTGGTATGTTAAAACAATACGTACTTCAAGGTATGACACCACAGAATATATTACGAAAAGTGAATATACAAAATCCAATTCTAAATAACGTAATTGGAATGGCAAAAAATGGAGATACTGAAGGTGTAGAAACATTCGCAAGAAATATATGTAAACAAAAAGGTATAGATTTTGACACAGAGTACAGTAAATTTAGAAAATCTATAATGTAGTATGTTATTAAGTTAACATAAATATTTTTAAGAAAAGGAGGTATATTTATGAACTACGATAGTAGTGTATTGTCACCATCAGATGTAGCCCTACTTCAAAATCGTGGAAATGATGGATTTGGAGGATTTGGCGGTGATGGAGCATGGTGGATTATCCTATTCCTAATCTTCGCTATGGGAGGTTGGGGTAATGGATTTGGTGGCTTTGGAGGATTTGGTGGAGGTGCCGATAATATGTATCCTTGGCTATCAAATGGACAAAAAGAAATTATGCAAAATACTAACGATGGATTTAATACTTTACAACTAGCTAATCAATTAACAGGTATTAATTCCGGAGTACAAAATTTGTCTACACAGTTATGTAACTGCTGTGCAGATATGAACCAAACAGTAAATGCTGGATTTGCTAATGCTGAAACAGCTGCTAATGCAAGACAAATGGCTAATATGCAACAAAATTTCAACAATCAAATTGCCACTCTTCAAGGATTTAATGGTGTACAACAAGGATTTAATCAACTTGGTTCACAATTCGCTGAATGCTGCTGCGAAAACAGACTAGCTACTTGTCAAACACAAAATACTATTCAAAATGAAGGTAATATGACAAGATTTGCTGATGCTAATAATACTAGAGATTTATTAGCAAATCAAACAGCAAATACACAAGCTATTTTAGATAAGCTATGCCAATTAGAGCTAGACGGTGTAAAAGCTCAAGTAGAAGCAAAAAATGATAGAATTGCAGAACTTCAAGGTAAATTACAAATGGCTGATTTAAGAGCTAGCCAAACAGCTCAAAATGCGTTTATTTCACAAGGTTTCGCAAATGAAGTAGACCAATTGTATAATAGACTTAATAATTGTCCTGTACCGACCACACCTGTTTATGGAAGAACGCCAATTTTTACATGCAACAATAATGGATGTGGATGTGGATGTAATGGAAATGGAAACTTTATTTAAAGCAAATACCTGATTACAGGTTGCTCGATTACGAGAACTTGCTAAACTACCCCAAAGTTAGAGATAGGCAAGTTGTCTATCTCTATTTATTTTTTATGGAAAGGAGTAATAGATATGATAGAAAGTGTGCAAGAATTACCTATTACGTTAGCTAGCAACACAGCTACGATAGCTTTTAGTGTAGATGACATTAGGACAAGGAGTGCTAATTGCTGCAATGGATGGCTATCTCATTCACAAGGTTCTCCATTATATCAACTATTAAACTGTGGATATTATGAAATATCATTTAATGGCGATGCTAGTTCAACAACTGCTGGCAATGTATCTATTGGCTTATATAGAGATGGTATTTTAGTACCTGGCACAGCCGCTTCATCTACATTAGCCGCAGCTGGAGATATTGAAAACTTAAAGTTTAAAAAAGTTATTCACGTTTGTGGTAGAGCTAGTACTACTATTACTGTTGGCAGTGTACCTACTGTCTCAGACTTTACTGATATAACTGCACCTGGACTAGATACTGAAACTCCTATTATTTCAAATGCTAATTTTATAATAAAGAAAATTGCATAGGAGGGATAATATGGGGGATAACAAAGAAGTAAACTATATAGCTAATGTGAAAAGCATAATACAAAAAGAAATAGAACAAATTGCTTGTAAGGAGCTAGATACAGATACATTAGATACGTTATATAAACTTGTAGATATTGACAAAGATTTAGAAAATATAGATTATTGGAATGTTAAAAAGGAGGTTATGCAAATGAGGTATGAAGACTATGGAGGTTATTCCGAAGGTAGATATGGAAACTATGACAGACGTGGTGTGCCAGGAAGTGGTAGAGGACGTTACAGAGGAGGCTATTCGGAAGGTGAAGAAATGCTTGAGGACATGAGAGACAATTATGGTGCGTACTCTGAAAGTATGAGTGCTTACAATCGAGGTAATTATAATGCTGGCAAAGATGGCATGAAGGCTTTAGAAAATACAATGGAATTATTTACAGAATTTACTCAAAAAATGATACAAGAGGCAGAGTCACCTGAGGAAAAGCAAATTATTAGAAAGTATTTGAGAAAAGTTGGGCAAATGGGTGATATGTAATGTATAAATACTATAATGCTAATGAACATAATAAGTTTGTAAACGACTGTGTAATTAGAGCTATTTCTACAGCTGAAGATAGAAGTTGGAGTGAAACTTATGACGATTTAAGTCGAATTGCAAAAAAGAATGGAATTTTACTGGATGATGTAAATTTCGTGGAACCATTACTAGATTATAGATATAATAGAGTGAAAACATACGATAATGAAACTGTTGGAGATTTTATTGACAGGCATAATATTGGTATATATTTAATTACTATGCCAAATCATATAACTACTGCCATAGATGGTGTTGTATATGATACTTTTGACTGCCGAGATAGAACTATTTGGGATGCTTGGAAAGTTAAATAAATTTGTATTTAATTCTTGACAAACTGTTTCTAATGTTATATTATAATATTAGAAATAGATATGTCCTGGGGACAACGGTTTTGAAGATACGTTTTTCACAGCTCACTTTTCAAAGTCCGTGGTAAATGGGATGGGTAATATTTCTATATAATGAAAGTTATGTAGTAAACCCATTCCGTTTACTACGGACTTAATTTTATTTTATAAGAAGGAGGTAAATACTATGGCAGCTGTAAACTATGCTGAAAAGTATGAAAGAGCGTTAGCTCAAGCATATCCAAATGTATTAAATTTTGGTGCATTGTATAATGTTGCTAACAACTCAATTTATACTTTTTTAAATGCCAAAACTATTCACATTCCATCTATTAGTGTAACTGGTAGAAAGAATGTTAACCGTGATGCCATTGACGGTGTTTTCCAAAGAAATGTAGATGATACATACGAAGACAAAACAATGCAATTTTATAGAGAGTGGAGTACTTCATTAGACCCTGCAGATGTTGATGATACTAACATGGTACTAACAATTCAAAATGCAACAAAGGTATTTAATGAAACTCAAAAATTCCCAGAAAAAGATGCTTACACAATTAGTAAAATCTTTGCTGATTGGTCTGCTGCTGGTGGAGTTCCAAATACAACTGAATTAACAGTTGATAACGTATTAAACGTATTCGATGCTATGATGGAAGCTATGGATGAAGCTCTAGTTCCATTTGCAGGAAGAATTTTATACGTTACTCCTTATGTTAAGACACTATTGAAAAATGCTTCTCAAATTGGTTTGAGCAGAGGCGTTCAAGGTGGTGAAAGAGTAATCAACAGAATTGTTGACAGACTAGATGAAGTTGAATTAAACACTGTTCCATCAGTATTAATGAAAACTGCATATAACTTCAACAATGTTGGTTATGAAGTAGCTACTGGTGCTAAACAAGTAAATATGTTCTTAGTACACCCAAGTGTAATCTTAACACCATCTAAATATTCATTCGTTGGTGTTGAAGCTCCTGCTGCTGGTACTAAAGGTGATTACATCTATTACGAGAAAGAATACAGTGATGTATTTATTCTTAACAATAGAATTCCTGCAATCGCATTTAATATTGGTGATTTACAAACTGGTGCTAAACACTTATCTAGCATTGCTATTACTACTGCTCCAACTAAGACAGAATATGCTGCTGGAGAAGTATTTGACCCAACAGGTATGGTTGTAACTGGTACATACAGTGATAGTACAACTAAAGTTATTGACACATACCACTATGAGCCAATGAGAGAATTAACTTCTGCTGATACTGAAATTACTGTAATAGTTGAAGGTAAATCTGCAACACAAGCAATTACTGTAACTGACTAATCATAGAAAGGAGGTATAACTATGCCAGTGGAACCTGTTACTATGGAATATCTTACCAAGGATATGGTAAATAAAGTTAAAATAGAATTAGGTCCTATTTTCAAGGAACGGAGATGATACAGTCCTTGAAAATATCGTAGAAATGGTTAGGGACGAAGCTTTCGAAGTTGCCAACAGAATGGCTGAAACCACTACTGATTTCATCGACTTAAAGGCTTGTATCTTTAAGGCCTCTATAATCGCTTATGAAAATAGAGGAGTAGAAGGTCAGACGAGGCAACAAGAACTTGGTCAAGAACTTCATTTTATGGACTGGCATAACTATCTCCGTGATACAGTTATTACTACAGGAAAGAGGTTTGTAATATGAAACTTACTAGATTAGAAGATATTACATTGCATAAAATTACTAAAGTTACATTGCCTGATGGGGATAGAGATGACCAGCTAGATGATGGTACTACCTACCAGGCATTAATTCAATATTTAGATGACGAGGTAGCAACTGCAATGTATGGTGCTGATGTAGTTAAGGTTCATAGAGTTGCGACCATACGTAATGAATTGGAAAAATTTTTACTACCTAAGGTAAGAAATAAAAAAGATAATATAAGTAATTATATACTTAGCTATAATGATAATTACTATTCTATATTAAAAGTTACACCTCGTTATTTAGATATGCAATGGAGGTAATTTAACATGGCTATTGATAATACTAGGCATATACGAAATTCCAGAAGGTTAAATGACAGATTTTGGATAAGACTAAAGCAATTTAGAGATAGTACCACCTCTATTCCAGACTCAGTAATAAATGAAGTAAATGCATTTAAAGCTGAGGCAGATGAATTACGAGATTTTTCTCCATATAAATATGGTGGATTGTCTGAAAGTTGGACTGTAGAAACACAAGATACTCCAACTGGTATAAGTGTGCTAATGCATTTTAGTGATACATTGCATGAACATAAAGAACCTGGTAATGAGTATACTGATACTTTTACAAATCCAACATTAATTGGATGGATAGGTGCTACTCCTAACCGGAGATGCCATACTAGACTGGATGGAATATCAAATAAGATTACTTACGTCGAGATATAACGACCGAGTAAAAAATGCCTGGAAAGAGGTGCTAAAATGATAAATCATACTCGTAGATTAATTCAAGAAAAGCTTAGTTCAATAGCTGATTTGGATAGTGGAGAAATTGTAGGTTTAGACTTGATAGAAGAAGGCCAATACTATTTAGGATGGAAGGTTGAACAGCAAAATATTAGAGCTAATTTAGACTATTCTAATATGAGGCAGCTAATAAATTTTACCGGTTATCTTTCAACTAAAGGTGGTAGATTATCAAAGCTAGATGATTTTACAGATGCTATTATTCATAAGCTAGAAGAACTACGTTTTATTTGTACTACTAGTGATATATCTACATTAGATACAAAAGTCAGAAAAGTTTTAATAAGCGGTGTAGTTAGATATGATTATCTTGACGGTTTATTAAAATAAGAAAAATCGAAGTGACGACGTTCGATTTAGGGAGACTTTTAATAGATAATCAATATAAGATTATATCTAAAATATAACCAATTTTACGAAAGGAGGCATCGGTATGGACCCAGATGCAAAAATCCAAGTTGCCACTATGGGCACTAAATTGGAATTTTCAACAGATGGTACTACTTGGACAAGAATTTATGGTTTAGCAAGTACACCAGATTTTGGTGGTGAGCCAAATACTATTGATAGTACTACTCTTGATAATACAGAGTATGAAACTAATGTACTAGGCTTACAATCATCTAATGTATTAAGCTATGAAATCAACATGATGGCTTTAATTGCTGAAAATGCTGGTATTCATAACTTAACATTAGTTAAAGGTTTAGCTGATAATAAAACACAAGCTAAATGGAAATTAACAAAAGCTAGTGGTGTAACATTTGAATATGACGCTATTACGAAACTTCAATATAATGCAGATGAACAATCTGCTATTGAGAAATTTACAATTTACCATAGCTTGAAATCAAAGATTACTGTAACTGTAC